ATCAAGGAAAACAACATTGATCTGACGGTTGACTACGGCGTACCCGCTGCTCAGTAGGGACTGACCATCGACTTCGGTAATGGCGCTGCTCCTCCTGTTGATGAGCAGCTTGAAGCTCTCGTTGCCACCGCTCTGTCCGGCGGTAACGTGCTGAATGGTTTCATGACCAGCCGTGCGATGATGAATAAGCTGCGGAAGAACGCTGCGCTGAAGAAGGCCATCAACGGTTCTCTGAACGATAGTCTGATCTCCAACGCTGATCTGCGTGCGTATCTGTCCGAAGAATATGGTCTGAATAACATCGTTATCAACGATGCAACCTACGGAGTGCCGGGTGCTATCGTCAACGGACGGCCTACTGTGACCGCCAAGCGGTATTTCCCGGAGAACGGTATCACATTCTTCGCTGCTCCCAATGGAGGAACGCAGCTTGGTGACGGCCTGTGGGGCGATCCTCCGGAAACAGATGCCGGTGTTGAGCAGAACAATAATGTGACCGGCAGCTCCGAATCCCCGTACGTGTACATCACGCAGTGGTCTGAACATGATCCTGCTGTGCTGTGGACGAAGGCTTCCACTTTGTTTATGCCTGTTCTGTACAAGCCTGACAGCCTGTATATCGCTACGGCGACAGAAACGACTGGTACCTGATGTACGAGAGCATCGTAGACTGGCGAGATTTGGAGGATAAGCACCTTTACCACAAAGGTGACAAATATCCTCACGATGGACGGGAAGTGCCCAAAGAACGGATTGCTGAATTGTGCGGCACGCAAAATAAGGCTGGTTTTGCGGTCATAAAGGCACTTCCGGTTCCGGTCAATGGAAATCCTGTCCAGAAGGAAGAACCACCGAAGAAGGCTACGAGAGGCCGGAAAAAGGTGGATTAACGGAGGAGGGAGATCATGCTGCAAAAAGTTTGTGAGTATATCCACAACTATTTCATCAAGGCTTCTGAACGAGGCACGTATGAAATCACGAACGGCATGATCTCCTTGCCTTTCGTGAAAGAAGGGCAAAGGATTCTGATCGTTGGAAGCGATCTGAATGATGGAGTGTACACGTATCACTCTGACGGAATCAAGAATGACGATGACACCGAAGCGGTGGGACTGCGTGACGAAACGTGGGCTGGCACGATATGCGCTCTTGCCGTTCCTCCTGCGGTAATAGCGTTGTCCGCAGAGATTAGTGCGTGGGTGGAAAAATACGGTGAAACCGTCAATAGCCCGTACCAGAGTGAATCAGTGCTGGGAGTCTACTCCTACACAAAGGCAAGCGGTGGAAGTGCTGACGGAGGTGCTGATGCTTCTACGTGGCAGGGAGTGTTCAAGGATCGGCTGAACAGGTGGAGGAAGGTGAGCTTTTGAGCCTGTTAACAAAGATGATGGATGATTGCCAAATCCTCAACCATGTTCGTACAGATGACGGCTACGGCGGTTATCGTGAGGTCTGGACACCGGGTATGCGTTTCAAAGCGGCGATAGCAAAGAATACGACTACTGAACAACAGATCGCCGAAAAACAGGGCATTTCCGAAGCGTTTACGGTTGTAGTGAATGGATCGCTGTTCCTTGACTATCACGATGTATTCCAAAGGATCAGCGATAACGCCATTTTCCGAGTAACGAGCAAAACAACGGACTCGACCGCACATCCGGCGAGTACTGTGAGGATTGCAAAAGTGACCGCCGAAAGGTGGGAGTTGCCGTCATGAGACAAACGGCGAAAGCACTAAATGATTTTGCAAACAGTTTTCACATTCCAGCTTATTCAACGGATACCGTTCCTGACGATGTTACTCTTCCTTACATCACATTCCCGTTAACAGAACCAGAGTGGAATCAGAAAGCTACATGGTATCTGCAAGGGTGGTATAAAACGACAAGCAATGCTGAAATGTTTGCAAAAGCCGATGAAATAGTCAGAGAGATTGGCACGGGATTGATCATCAACACAGAGGACGGATACTTGGTAATTTATCCAGAAACGCCACTCGTGCAGTTGATAGTCAACGGGGATGAACGCTCGTTCTACATCAATCTCTCAATAAATGCGTACCATACTCCGGGAAAATAAACTGAAAGAAGGGAAAAAAGGATGGGTGTAAAAAGCAACATCACCACTCCGCTCCGGAACGAAACGTTCAAGAGCCTTCAGTTGAACGCTGGCATTGCTCTTGTGAATTTCGATCTTTCCGATTATGACGATGCCGCTGAACTGAAAACCGCCCTGACTGCAGCAATCACCTCTGGCGAAAAACTGCTTGGTGCGACTCGTGGCGGTGGAACGTTCACGATCACTCGTGAAATTCGTCAGGTTGATGCAGATGGCACTCGGTATCGGTTTGTAGGCGGTGAGATCGTTGACAGCGTTGATGCGTATCTGTCCACCACGCTGATCGAGATCACTCCTGCGCATCTGAAGGCTGTCCTTGGCAATGTGGATATCGAGGATTCACAGAGCGGTCTGAAGCACGTTCTCAAACTTCGTACAGCGTTTGAAGATGAAGACTATCTGACCAACGTTGTCTGGGTTGGAGACACAAGCAAAGGCTTCGTCTGCATTGACCTTAAGAATGCTCTGAACACGGCTGACTTCACTTTCACTTACGCTGACAAGAACGAAGGTACTGTGAACGTTGAGTATCATGCTCATCAGGGCGATGTCAGCGACTATGATGAGGTTCCTGTGCAGATCATTTTCCTCGATGAAGACGATTCTGTGCTTCTGGATGATGGTGGCGGCACGGAGAACGTAACCATTGAGCCGGGGACTTAATCCACGGCAGTAATTGACCCG